GAATCACAACTCGTAGCCTACGCAGGTCTTATTGAATTTGATACATCCCTCCTCCTTCTCCGTCGCCTGTTTAAGAGGTCTAAAATGTTCAACAGAATGTATCTCATTTCGAATGTCGTATTGAGAGTGTGGTACGAAACCTTGTTGACGATTCTATTTTGGAATTATTTCAAATATGAAGAGTTTTGGTTACGACTTCACATCATGAGTGGTCAGATATTCATCAATCTATTTAGCTATGGTATCTGCGTAATGACGTATACAAAACAAATGCGAATTAAAGATAAGAAAAGCTCTTAATCAAAATGATTGGTCTCAAACCTGTCATCGTACGACCCAATGCTCGCGTTAGCGCCAAAAAGAATGATTTCGTTGCACCCACCGAAGCACCAGGTGAGGGCAAACGCAGGTTTCCTTCGATGGATGAACCCGAGAAGAAACCTCACCCTATCAAGAAATTTATAATGGACGTTTTCAAGATCAAGGAGATTGATCATGAAAAGTTCCGTAAAGAAAGTATGTGGGCAATTAAAATTAAGAAGAAAAAACCTCGAGATTGAAGTTCTTATCAATTTTACCTAAACGAATTTTACCCTCACCAATGAGGCGTTTAATCTTAACACCCAAATCATGATGATCCACAGCCTCTGGCATGTTGGGCAAATCTGGCATGAATGCCATCAACGTAACCATCTTCTGATTCATGGTCAGGTCTCTGTTTTGGAACAGCTGCTTGATGTGCGGAGGAAAGTTGTCTACGTTCATTACATTCTATGGGGACTTTTTCTTTAATGGTTTCTTTTTAGGTTTAGGTTTTTTACGATCTTTTACATGTTTTGCGAGGCCGGCGACGGCAGCACCTTGGGCGAATGTAGAAATGAGAGCTCCTGTGCATATGGGACACGGCATAATATACACCTAAGTGAGACAAAAATAAGTAAAATATAAGCACACAAAATGACTACCATCAAAGCTGACCCTGGTTACTACGTCTTCTCCCTCAAAGAGATCGAAGACGAACGAATTATCCTCGCCAAGCACCCAGTGATCGCGTTCGAAATTGTTCCGTACCGTGCTTCTGGACGATACGAAACCCGCCCCATCACAGCCGCCGATCATTCTGGATACGACAACTACTTCGATCATCACCATAAACAGACCCTGTTGACTCCCGATAAGTTGGTATATGAAGATGACTGTACACCTTGTACCCTAGAGTGCTATATCGAATGTCTTAAAGAACGTTTTGGGGACAAGCTTGAGTTTCATGTGAGCGTATGAGTTTAACCCCGTAGCCCAACTTCTCCACCACTGGGTCGTTTCGATAGTCCTCTTTGTAATACACCTTTTTGATACCACTACTCGCCAAAGCCTTGTAGCAGTTAAGACACGGATAATGTGTCACATACGCCACACAATCATCGATGGAGGCACCCCTCTTCGCCGCATCCGTGATTGCGTTAATCTCCGCATGTATCGTCGCTTGTTCGTGACCATCCCTGACGATGGACTTGTGTTCGCACCCACCTAGAAATCCATTGTAGCCCATGCTGATAAGCCTATTGTTCTTCACGAGGACACAACCTACCTTCAGTCGCTCACATGGAGACCGCACAGATGCGAGTTGAGCAGTCTGCATGAAGTAGTCTTCCCAGCTAATGCGAGGCATTTTAAATGCCTAAGTAAAGGTATCTTTAACTAGTAGTATGGTGAATTTAAAGAAGGTTTGGATCAGAGAGGTGTACTACAATCGTCAGAAGCGCCTCGAAATCCTCAAACGTCGTGACTCCGCTGAGTACAGAAGGACCCCATTCGTTGAAGAAAATAGAAAACGATGGGAAATTTTTCTTAAACGTAACCTAAAAAAATCAAGGTTAAGGCTTCTGACAGCGGATGTTAAAGTGTGCAGGGATGACTCGATCGAAAATTTAATCAGCATTTGGACAGAGAACGCCGCGAAAATCACGAAAATTTTTTTTAAGCTAAGAAGTTTTGAACATTGCATGTGCTGTCGTCAAAACAAGCATCTTACAAGGGCACATTTAATTCATGACAGACCTGAGTTACTGAAGCGAGCAATCCTGGAGGCTCCTATCATTGACGATGGACACGAATCTCACATTTCCTCCAAGTGGTTCTTGCGTAGGTACTTACAATTACATATCGATTTCCCCATAGCCCCACTGTGCAAAGAGTGTCATGAATATATTGACAGAAAAACTTCAACGTAAATCCTTATCCGCCGTGTAATACGTCTTCCCCTTAGTTACAAAACTATGCACTCTCGCGTATCCCCACGCCTGTGGAGAGGCTCCCGGACGATGCCCGGTTCTCCACGCGGCGAGTCCCCTATTGTAGACTGTCTTGAGAGTCTTCAAAGGCACGCCAGTAGCCTTAGCAATTTCAGGGAGAGATTTGACCCCTGGGTACATCTTTCTAAACTTTTGCGTGTAGGAAGAAGTCTTTGTTTTCTGTCCCTTGTCCGTCTTGAAATCTTTGTAGTCCCGTTTGAGCATCTTCTTGTAGCGAGTCTCGACCTGACCCAAGGTGGTGAGTCCCCTGAAATATTTGAGGGGTGCGTAGATCTTACCTTCAGATTTACGCAGCTCCCCAACCTTCTTAGTAATCTGAGCATCGCTCAGAGGCATCTTACTTTTCCCTGAGAAATTAGTCCTCGTCATCCTGTATTACACAATTACCAGAAACGAGTGTGTAATCAATTTCACAATCGTCTAAAATACATTCACCTTGTACATTTGTTCTATAAAAACCATTGGGATCCTTTTCCCCTTCTGGTTCACATATTTGACCACTCAGATCTTCTATACAAGCATCCTTTTCTTCAGATAAAACATGACCAGTTTTACAGGTATCAATAATACATTTACCTAACACATTCGTCATGTAATTTGCTTGTACATCAACATTCGCGTCAGGTTGGCAAGGTTGTCCACTTAAATCGAGTGTACACTTGTCTTCGTACAATGTGTATCCGGGGTAACATTCTACAAAAGTACATTTAAGGTCTTTATTATACTGATATAAAGCCTTTTTGTCACTACCTTTACACATATCATCTTCTCTTTTTACATAAAAAAGTTGATAAGATGTTAAACCTATAAGAGATGATGAACAAAAACACATCATGAGTGCAAATATAATAAAAAAAGGATCTTCTGAACCCATTATCTACTTTACATTGAGATATTTTGCAGCCACTTTAATATTTGGAAACAGACGATCCCCCAATTTCACGCGGCCTGTGTTTGGATTGTAGTACCCCTTGTATCCATTGAACACAGCCTTGTGTGATTCACCCATATAAAAAATAAGAGATATTTTAAATCAGGATGGGTCTCTCAATTATCATGGGAAATATGTTTTCGGGTAAAACATCGGAACTTATCCGGAGACTAAAACGATTGAAGGTTATCAATAAGCAAATTATCGTAGTGAATTCTGCGAAAGATACACGTTCTCCGGAAGAAGTTTTGAAAACACATGATAATGTAAAATTTAAATGTTTCAAGGTGTACGATCTTTACGATCTCATGGACAAGAGTGCGTTTGAAGATGCCGAGATTATCGCCATCGATGAAGCACAATTTTATCCAAACCTCAAAAAGTTTGTAGAATCTTGTCTAGACATGGGGAAGGATGTCATCTTGGCAGGTTTAGATGGTGACGCATTTCAGAGAAAATGGGGGGAACTCTTAGATTGTATTCCAATGGCCACGGAAGTTACAAAGCTATCGGCTTTGTGCATGCGTTGTGGTAACGGAAATTTGGGACCATTCACTAAGCGTACAGTAGAAAATACAGAACTCGAACTTATTGGTGGGAGTGATATGTATGAGGCGGTGTGTCAGAAACATCTGTGAACATCTAAAATCAAAACAACTCTACGCCCCGTACCAGTTTTCATAACTTCATGGTATCTCGCATGATCAAATAGAAAGTCTTCTCCTTCACGATGTTCGTGTGTTCCTCTCTCAGTATATAAGGTACAATCACCACCACCTTCTATAGTGAGATGATATCTGAGCAATAAATTTGTTTCGGCGCGATGTGGTGGAATGACCATTGGCTCATCCATCACCGCAAATAATGCAGTTTCTTGGTGAATAGACGGTATTTGACCAATTAAACTCTTAAGAAGTGGGAAATCTTCAGCTTTATAAAAATAATACGCGTCATTTTTATCAAACCACGGGTCGGCTTCGTGGAAGAAGTATTTTTTGGCCGTTTTTGAAACCTCGTTGAATTCTTGACGAATCTTTTCAAAGTGTGCTTTTACGAGCCAGAGACCTGGGTGGTCATTCACTCGATACTGGGATGACCAATTGATAAGGTCGATAAGTGTGTTTCGCATACCAATCAGAGGACGTTTCGGGTTTGCAAAATACAGACGATCCACTGGTGCCTTCAGGTAGTCATGAAGTACCAAGACCATTGGGATCAATAGAAACGACCACATTATTTTCTCGGTAGATAATAAAAATGCCAGGTTACGGCAAGCGAATGGAAAAGTATGCCCCCGAGCCCACCGAAGAGGTTAAGACTCTCGAGAAGCGTTTCGTCATGCCCAAGGTGACCATCGTTCAGATTGTTCTCATCGCCATATTCATCGCCTACGCCTTCATGGCTCGTAAGATGAATGGTGCTGTCACGTTTACGATTGCCCTCGCCATCACTCTCCTTCACATGTATGATCACCTTTACCGTGTACAGCGTGGTGAGGAGCGCTTCTTCCTCTTTCCCAAAAAGGAGAAGTACGGCTGCATGGCGTGCAAAAATTAAATACTCGTAAAATATAAGTATGCGCGTCAAGATTGTGAAGAGCCCTGATCGTAAAAAGAAATTCAGGGCAATTTTAGAAGACGGCAGGACTGTTGACTTTGGTGCAAGTGGATATTCAGACTACACCAAACACAAGAATCCTTCACGTATGCGTTCGTATGTACTCAGGCACGGTGGTCGAGTACCGAAACGAATAATAGCGGAGAGAGATCCAGAGCGAATTCATAAAATGATGCTCGATGTCACATCGAGTGATAAAGAAGATTGGAAGAAAAGTGGTATCGACGGGGCTGGTTTTTGGTCCCGTTGGTACCTCTGGGGTCATCCGACCTTCGAAGGTGCGAAGAAAATTATTTCTAAAAAGTTCGGTTTAAGTTTCGTTTAAGATTCTCCAGTTTTTCGAAGAAACGTATCATAGTTCCAAGGCGTTCGTAAAGTTCCTCACCGAGATAATACTCTACGAATTCCTCAGCTGTTGAGAAGAAAATCAAATCTCTGTCATATTCTCGCACTGCTTTGACGTAGCATTTCAAAACGGAATATGCTTCATCAACACTATCACCGTCCCATTCCAGGAGAATCTTTTTGACATCATCAAGTTGTAGTTCTTCTACTGTTTCGTATGTGACACACTCTTTAGAGATATTCATCAGTTTTTCCGCAGTGTCATCTCCTATGTAGGATTTAACAATATCATCTGCTGAACGATATCCTGAAGTAGTCCACACCATCTGATCATCTTTGATATTCATCTCGTCTAGTGCTCTCGTAAAATCTTTCATTATAGAGACCGCATTTTTTACATTTACACCACTCATTACCCAATCATCCGACAAATTCTTCAGTTCTTTGAGTCTGGACTTTTTCACAAAGTAAGGACCAGTCTTTGGGAAAAAGCTGAGGATGAATGATATCATCTAGTTCATTTAGCTAAGCCTTTCTTTTTTAAGCTGGCTTTTAGTTCAGCCATAAGTGCGGCACGCTTTGTATTTATGACAGGTTTCTTGCCTTGGGCTGGAGGTGGAGGTGGTGGGGGAGGGGGAGCTGGGGCGCGACCACTCGGTACGACGACTGACTGACATATGCGAATAACTTTCTGTGCATTCTTCACACTGTTCTCAAAGTTCATAGTAATTTTAGAGCGAAGTTCTTTCGCTGATAGTTTGACTCGTTTTCCCTTGACAGTTTTAGTCACACGGAGACCGAGCTTTTTGGCTTTGTTTTTCAAGTCACGGTACTGCATCTACTGTTAACTGAGATTTTTTACTCAAAAGAGAACCAAATCGAAAAAAGTTTCGATTTCACCTTGTCCGACGAGTTGAGCATAGTTCAACTCCTCCTTACTAAAATATAACGGATTCACATTCGCCTCGAGAAACACTTTTCGTAAGGTGACACCGTACGTATCCAAACGAATAAATATTTTACATAGCAATTCAAAATCGAGTGACTTTACACACATACAAAAATTC